TTGAGGCCGCCCAGCGCAGCGGCGGCGAGGTGGCCGACCACGAGCGCGACAACGCCCTGCCCGATATGCGCGCCCGTAACCCGGTGCTTGATTCGCTCCTGCGCGGCATCACGGTCAACCCCCAGGGTGGGCAAATCTCCACGGCCAAGCGGATCACGGACGGCACGTTCTTTGTGACCGCCATGAACCCCAAGCAGACGCGAGAAACGCAGGAGCTGATTGCCCGCGTCATCGAAGAGAAACCCGGCAAGTCCGTGGTGGGCAAGTGGATACGCAAGATGAACCTCGGCGACTTCGTGACTACCACGCAGATGGTCACGGGAACGCACCTGACCACGGCGCGGCTTGAGACCGTGCTACGCACGAACACCAACCGGGCGGCCACGGAAGGGCTTGCGGAAACCCTGCGCGAACCGAAGGTGCAGGCGTTCGTGCCGCTGGTGGAATACAGCGCGACCGGGGACAACCGGACGCGGCTCACGCATCAGGGTTTGGACGGCTACATCGGCACGATGGAGATGTTCGACCGCCAGGGGATCGCACCGCCGTGCGGATTCAACTGCCGCTGCGCGCTGATACCCGTGCCAGCGGCGCGCGCCCTCGAGCGCGGGTGGACGGATGTGGATGGCAACGTGAACTACGCCGCGCTGAAGCGGTACAACGGGAAGCGCCAGCAGCTCATCGACACGCGGCAGATTCCCGATCCCGGATTTGTGAATGCGTAAATCGCAGAGGAGGACGCTACGATGGAAGGCATGAGCGACAATCGCAACGAAATTCAACAGCGGCTCGGGGTGTTTGCGCGCCCCGGCGCGAAGTCCACCCACGCCTCGGCTAGCGACATCATGAAGATGGCGCAACTTCTCGCAGAAGTTGAGCGCGCCGTGATGCACAACCAGGTAGACAAGGCGCGCGGCTTGCTGAAGCAGATTGCGCCTATTGTGGATCGAAACCGCGATAGCAACGAACTCGATTCGCAAGGCATGGTCCGTGCGTTCAACGACTACAAGAAGCAGCTCGGCTTCTCCCGCCCCGGCGCGAAGGCGAAGTTTGCCGTTTCCTCATACGAGCAGGCGGAAAATCAGATTGCGCTGACCGAAGAACGCATTGCGTCTTATCGCAGGGCGATGGCTGATACCGAATCGTGGATCAAGCGCGCCAACGCCATGATGAGCAAAGCCGATGCGGGCGATGAAAAGGCCATCAACGAAATCATCGGCATCGCACGGATGTTGGAAACCAACATGAAGTCTCGCGGCTTCTCCCGCCCGGGCGCGAAGGCGAAGATGGGCATCCTGGATCGCATCAGCCGCGGTTTGAGTGCCGCCACGGCGAAGCCTGTTGATCCCACCACGCCGCAGTATGCCTCCGGCCTGAACGCCGCGAAGAAGGCCGCGGAGGATGCCAAGAGCAACTACGACTACATGGCCGATCTGAACAATGCTCGGTTCAAGCAGCTTGACAATTACGTCAAGGTCACCAGCAGCATGATTGCCAAGATGACTTCCACGGCCGATATCCAGCGGCTCATCGCTGGCCTGAAGGCCGCGGTGGCTGCGCGTGTGTTTGTGCAGTCCTCCATGAAGACCCCGTTCTCTCGCTTCGGCAGTAAAGCGATGTTTGACGAGGGATGCGGTACTGGCGCTGGTGGCTTCAAGCCTGGAAACACTTGCGGCAAGGAAGATGGCAAGGCTGGCGGTGGCAGTGATGCCAAGAAGAAGAAGCCCGGAGAAGGCAAGCCGAAGAAGGAACGCCGAGAACCCAAGGCTAAAAAGCCGTCGCGTCAAATCATGAAGGGATGGGAAAAAAACGGAGCAGACTCGCTCAATCAGGCTCTAGAAATTGGCGAGGTTTGGGGCGATGTGTACGACAAGCTTGAAACCAGGACAGACTCAACGGCAATGGCGTTGAAGTCAGAACTGGATATGATCAGAGATCAATTTGACAATCTTGAGTCGGATCTGACAGGGGCAGTTTCTGACGTTGATCCAAGTTTCGGCACGGATAGTGTGGAAGACATTATTGCCGCTGGCGAAATCATCAAGAATGCGCCTGCTCAACTGCGACAGATTGAAGGAAAAATTCGTCGTATTCAGCAGGAGGGCAAGAAGTCTCGCAGGAAGGCAGAAATGCCCGCTGCCGACAAGGTGGCATCGAATATCAACAACAATCAAGAAGCAGCAAATCGGGTTAGCCAGCAAATTAGAACTGCACTTGAGGGAATCCAAGGCCGTCGTGGTCGAGGGGTTGATGCTGCGCGCCGCGAACTGAAGCAACTTGCGCAAGACCTTGTTTCGTCCAGGCAGAGACAGATTTCCGATGTCGATACGGATGAAGTGGTTCAGAAGGCTGGCGCAACCGCCAATGAGAACCGACAGCGCATCAAGCAGATCGGAAAGCAAGTTGCTGACGCAGCTCGTCGCGCTACGGAATCCGCATCGGCTCCAAAGGCCAAGCGCGCACCCAAGGCAAAGGCTCCAAAGGCTCCCAAGGATCTTGAGACTCCGAAGGCCGATGATGCCGATATTGATTCCTACGAGGGTCCGTCTTCAGATCAGTTAAGGGAAGACATCCGAAAGGCATCCGCACAATTGGATGATGCCATCGATGAAGGTGACATTGATCGACAGCAATATCTGCAAGACCGTGTATCTTCGTTGGAAGCTGAATTGGAAGAATCAACCAGGAATCGCGGAGATGATGGGTATGAGTATTACTCCCGCTCTTCCCGCCGTTCCATGATGTCCCGGCTTGACGTTATCGCCAATCGATACTCTGCCCGAACCCGCAAGGTCAAGAACTGCACCGTGGACAGCAAGCCGCTGGCCTACGGAAAGGGACGTGAGACCGAGCAGGACAAGGCCGGCCTCAAGCTCATGGAGAAGGCCGACAAGGCCGTCAGCGACAAGGTCCGCACACTCATCAAGGAAGGCAAGCCGCAGGACCAGGCGGTTGCCATTGCGCTCGACATGAAGCGCCGAGGAGAAATCTGATATGGACATCACCACCGCACAGAACAACTTCCGCAAGGTGACGGCCGCGTCCGTTCCGGCCACCTACACCGCTGGCGGGGCGACCCTCGTTCAGACCCCGCCCACCACCGGGCTGCTGTTCGACTACACCTCGGCATCGGTCAACGGGCAGAACCCCTCGCTGCTCTACGTCATGCCGTTCATGGTGTCCGCGACCACCGCGCAGACGGGAATCGGTATGCGACTCCTCGGTTGGCGCAAGTACCTGGACACGAGCGGCACGCTCACGGGCGTGACCATTGCGGATACGAGCGGCAACTTCACTTGCAACGCCAACCCCACCCTGGCGGTCGGGCAATCCGTGACCATCGCCGGAACATTTGGCGGTTCGGGAACAATCACCGTTCCGGCGTATTCAAACCCGACCACGTACTACATCATTGCCACGAACGGATCAAGCACGTTCCAGCTCTCGGCAACGCTTGGCGGTGCAGCGATTACAACGACCGCTGGAAATCCCACCGGGGTGACCTACACGCGGTCGAATGTTTCTTCCTTTTGGTACGTTCCGACCGTTGTGGCGGATTTGACGCTGACCTTTACGAGCGGCACGGTCCCGAACTACACCATCGACGGTACGGCCAATCACCGTACCTTCAGCGGCATCACGCAGGTCGCGGGAACCCCGTCAGGCAACCTGTATTCCCCGGCCACGGCTGCTGGAGCAAACGTGGAACCCGCCTACGCCATGATCGACCTGGCGGGCGCGCAGTACGTCACCGCCCAATTCAAGTCCAGCGGCACGCCCGACATGGGCGCGTTTTGGTCAACTCTCTGAATCAAGGAACACAATGAGAGCGATCCGAACAAGACAACTCTTCAGCATTCCTGATCCTGTGTCCGTTCCAACCGCGGTGTACGGGAATACGACTGCTGGGAGATTCTTGCAGGACGCAGTTGCTGGATTGGACTCGCTTGACATCATCGTCCTTGGCGACAGCAACGCTGGATTTCCGGGAGACAACGGCTACACCGTTGCATGGAATCGCGTGTTGCAGTTTGGACTGCGAGTGCCTGTGTATGCCACTCCGCTCATGGGTGGTGCGCCGGTCAATCCAAGCCAGTTGACTACGAACAACAGCAGAGGCGACGGCCTGTGGTCGCTCGGCGTCGCTCAATCTTGGAATGCAAACACCAACGCGGGTGGAAGCAACACGGGTACGACGTTCAAGCAGATGATTCAGTCAACCGACACCGAGATCGTCGGACTGCGGAATTGGCTTGGCTTTAACTTCACCAACTACAATGTCAACGACACGACCAACAAGAGCATCTTCCCGCAAGGATGGATGTCGAATCCTGCCGTTGTCGAAGTCGGACAGCGTTTTACCAGTTCGTTCAACAATTCCATAACCATCTCGAATCAAACCGTTGCCGGAGTGAATCTGTTCGGATCGGAGCTTGGATTCGGAACGGCAGGAACCGGAGGTCATGCGCTTCAGTACCGCATCGTCTACGGCACGTTCCCCACGGCTGGCTCGTTCAAGCCGTATGCGTTCTACCTCGCAACCACGGGCGCACTTCTGCGTGATTCCTCCACCACATCTACAGGCGGCGGCTACGGCTACGCTACGAAGGCGTTTAACATCTCATCGTTTACCCTTGCGGCTGTCGGCAGCAACCCGACTCGAGTCGCATTCACTTGGGATGGCGCAAATAGCGCAACAACAGCAGACCAGGCGAACGGGCCGTTCGCGTGCCTTTGGCAGAGCGTCATCCGCCCGAACTTCAAGGGTTACGCCGTCAACTGCCTCAACTACTTCGGCGGTTTAAGCACCACGCAAGTTGCGGAGAAGGTTGAGGACTGCGACAAAATGCTTGATGCGTACCTCAAGGAAATTCGAGAGCGTCAGATTGCCGGGGGCGGAAGCGGTCGTGCGCTGGTGTTCTGCAACAGCGGAATCAACGGGTCGGAAACGGGCGTGACTTGGCAGGCCGGAGCGCAGCGGATCATCGACAGAATCACGGCGCGTTGGATTTCGACTGGAGGCACGCCAGCGAACCTTGCTTTCGTGTTCACCGTCACGCACCCGACTACCGACGTTGGCGTGACATGGACGGCAAACCGCGCCGCCGTCGCCACGGCTGCGAACAGTTACGCGCAGGCAAACGGCACGGCATACAACCTTGCGGTGTTTGACATTGCCGCCGCGCTTCCTGGGCTGACCATGCTCCGGTACTCGATGTACGACAGCGGTGGGCAGGCGCATCTCACCAAGGTCGCCATCCCGCCTGCGACCGTCACGACGGCAACGGATGGGTATGAAACCATCACGCAGGCTCTAGTTACCTCGTTGATCGCAGCCCAATGAGCGACATTGACCTGAAGCCAACCACCGAAATGGCATCCAATGCTGCCCGTGGCCTTGAGCTGCGGGAAAAGCATGGCAGGGGTGGCACGGAAATCGGCGTGGCGCGGGCGCGGGACATCAAGAACCGCAAGAACCTGTCCCCGGATACGGTGCGCCGGATGAACTCCTACTTCGCCCGCCACGAGGTGGACAAGAAGGGCGAGGGCTGGGGCAAGGATTCTGCCGGGTATATCGCGTGGCTTCTGTGGGGCGGCGATGCCGGCAAGGCGTGGGCCGACCGCAAGAGCAAGGAACTTGACCGCAAGGAGGACAAGACCGTGAATAGCAAGGCATCGCACAGCGTGAAGGATGACGGCGAGAAGATCAAGATTGAGCGTGTGGAGCTGTTCATGGCGTTCGACCCGGCCATCGACGATGGCGAGGCTGACCCGGAGCTGAAGCGGTTCAACAACGAGCGCCTGAAGTCCATTGTCCGCGCCACCCGCGCCCACATGGCGCGTGGCTCCTTCCCCCAGGTCGTGGTCATGCACGAGAAGAACGGGGACGAACCGAAGAGCGCCGTGGGAAGAATTCCTTCGATCAATTACGAAGAACGCAATGGCATCGGTTACATTGTGGGAGACATGGAGGTGAACAAGCCCATCTTCGACAGCCTCATTGCAACCAACGCGTTCCCGCGTCGGTCGGCAGAGATTTGGGCTGAATCGAACCACCTGTCGGAAGTGGCCCTGCTGGGCCGCGAGACCCCGCGCCGGCCGTTGCCCGATACCCACTTCGCCCGCGAGGGAAAGAAGATCACTTGTTCCAAGTCAAACTTCGACCTCGCCGGGGTCGGAGGCGGACTCAACACCTTTGTCCCGGCGACCACCAAGGAGGAAGCCTCAATGGCATCCAACGATTACCGCGAAGAGCTGGAGGCGATGAAGTGCGCCATCGGCGAACTCGCTGACATGATGAAGAAGAAGTTCGGTGAGGACGAGTCCGAGGACGAGAAGGACGAAATGTCCGCCGAGGACATGGAAGACATGGAATTCCAGGCCAATGAAGGCGACGAAGGCGTTCACATCGACATCGGCAGCCATGACGTTGAGGCTCCCGAGGAAGAGGAAGAAGAAGAGGCCATGCCCGTGGTCGCTGCCCGTTCGACCTACTCGCTGCGTTCGGAGAACGCCCGCCTGAAGTCCCGCATGGAGCGCCTTGAGGCCGAGATTCGCCGCGAGAAGTTCTCCCGCGAGATCGACATCCTCGAGCAGGACGGCTACCGCATCCCCGAGTCGCAGCGCGACAACCTGATGACCCAGCTCCAGGCCAGCCGCGATCCGGTTGCCCTGCTTGAGTCTTGGCGCTCCCTGTTCTCCCGTGATCCCATCGGTGCGAAGATTGACATGAGCCGTGCGGCCATGCCGAAGACCGTCAGCGGTGGCGACATCTCCCAGTTGGTCAAGGAATTCGCCGGCAAGCCGGAAGAGTTCGCCAAGGCCATCAATTCCCGCATCAAGCGTTAATCGCAGAAGGACACTACAGAAATGCTTCAGTTCTCCCCCAATCTCGTTGCAGGCGGCGACATCAACCCCTACGCCATCGTGAAGATGTCCACCACGGCATTCACGGGCCTTGCTTCCACCGCTGCTGCTGACTACGTTGTCGGCGTTGCTGACGGTTCGACCAAGCGTTTCGACTCCGCGCTCCACGCGGCTTCGGGCGACCCGATCAGCCTCCAGCCGTCCAACTGCGTGCAGCTCAAGTGCGGCGGAAGCGCCGTTACCGCTGGCCTCGGCCTCATTGCTTCGACCGCAGGCGTGGCGATCACCGCTGCTGGCTCGGGCAATGTTCCGCTCTTCGTTGCTCTTGAAGATGCTGCGGCCAGCACCATCTTTTGGGCTTACCGTCTCCCCGCCACCAAGGCGCTCTGATTCCCTGACCTTAAGGAGGTCTTACCATGAGTTATGTGACCGTCGGTGGCGGACTGAATACGTTCGTCCCCTCCACCAATGCCCTCGCAACGGGCGCTCTCCAGGTTGAATTCACCCGTGCGGTGAACACCTTCCCCATCACGAAGTACGCGCAGATCGTTCCCACCCAGCAGATGACGGGCTACTACCTCCGTCTTGACTCGGACGACAACGTCCGCGTGACTGATGTGAACGAGTTTGCTTGGCCCCTGGGCAACGACCGCCCGGTCGGCAAGATGAACCAGCACGACTTCGTGTCGTTCACCGCTGCCCGCTACGCCTACCCGTTCTACATCCCGAACGAGACCGTGAAGCAGGCCGCGTGGGACGTTGTTGCCCAGCACGCTCGTGCGAAGGCGCAGCTCGCCATGACGGCCCGCTCCATGCGTACCGCGACCGCCCTGACGGGCAGCGCGGCGGTTACCGCGTTTACGGCCGCGGGCAACTACTACGCGACCGGAAATGCGATCTCGGGCGGTGCATGGACCGGATCTTCGACCAACATCATTCAGAAGGGCATTCAGACCGCCCTTCAGCGCATCTCGCTCGCCACGGGCGGCGCGGTGCGTGGCGAAACCGACATCATGATGGTGATCTCGCCCACGATTGCCAACGCGCTCTCGCAGACCATCGAAGTTCGTGACTACGTCAAGAACTACCCGGCTGCTCTCCCCTTCCTCCAGGGTAATGACACGTTCGCCAAGTACGGCCTCCCGCCGAACCTGTTCGGCGTGCAGGTCGTGGTCGATGACAGCGTGAAGGTCACCACCCGCAAGGGTGCTGCTAGCACCACCCGCTCCTTCGTCTACGGCAACTCGGCCGTGTTCGTGAGCCGTCCGGGTGGCCTGGTTGGCGTGGAAGGTTCCACCTCGTTCTCCACCTGTCAGATCTTCGCCTTCGAGGACATGACGGTTGAGAACTGGGATGATCCGCGTGATCGTCGCATCGAAGGCCGCGTGATCGACAACAGCACCTCGGAACTGGTTGCCCCGGTGTCCGGCGTGCTGGTTGCTGATGTCACGAGCTGACGTTCGCTAGCCACAGTCATGGGGGGGCAGGAGTTTCGATTCCTGCCCCCCCGTGTTCGCATAAGGGGACACCATGCCACAGTACGCCGGCTATGCGGAACTTGAGTCATCGCTTGATGCCAACATCATCGCGCAGCTCTCAAGCGATACGGGCAGCAACAACCCTGGCGCGAACTGCCTCGTGGACACCATCCTGCAACGCGCTAGCAGCGTGGTGCAGGCGTATGCCCGCGTGGGGAACATCTACACG